CCTTTTCTTCCTCCGACAACTCAGCGTCAGACAGTGCCTCAATAATCGTCAGGATATCGCGATAGTCAGAACGTATCTGGTACTCAGTGCCGTTTACCTCTACGGCAGTCGGCAGATCGTACCTCATTTGTGGTACTTCTTCGTATACTTGCTCACGCGGGGGTTGGTGGCTTTCTGCTCACGGGCAAAGGTGGTGTCAACCTCATCCATGATGGCAAGCATCAGGTTCGCCCACACAGGCAGGCCGTCCGCCAGCGCATATACGTTCATCTCGCCAAACAGGGCAGAGCAAATGTCAAAGCCGAACACATCGTTGATGATCTCGCGCATTTCCTCGTCCATCTTCCGGGCGGTTTCAAAAACTTCCCGCTTGTTGGCGGTCTTTTCCACCTCTGCCTTGTACGCATCCTGCTTCTTGTCGAGGATATCAAAGGCATTAAACAGCTTTTCCACAAAGGCGCTGTCGGTGGGGTTAAAAGAGAATTCGCATTTGCCGTTGATGTTGTAGGTAACTAAACCGGTATCGAAAATCAGGTCTTTCATAATAAGCCTCCGAAATTGGGGCGGGTTTGCGCCCGCCCCTTTGTTTTTAAGCCCCTGCCGTAAAGGTCACACCGCTGGTGTCCTTGGTAATGGTGCCCAGCGTACGATTGCCGCCGTAGGTGATCTCACTCGTGATGTTGAGCGTACCGCCACCGTCGCCGCCGATGCCCGTCACGGCAATAGCACAGGAATCATACCGCTCGGCAAACTTCGCCTCGCCTGACGTAGCGTAGAAGTGTCCAATCATCATATCCTGATTGGCAAGAGCCTGCGCGTCATGATCCTTGACGGCAAGGTTCCACATCTTCACCGCAGCAGCGTCACCGGCATCCAGCGGGATGGGATCAAAGGTCTGGGAAATAACGGGCTTCTTCATGGTGGTGAAGGTGTTGCCCAGGATGTCCTGCTTGCTCTCCTGACCCCAGTCCATCTCTTCGCTGGAATCCTCCACACGCTTACCGATGGCGCTCCAAGTGGGAGATTCCTTAGAGCCGGTATTCAGATACGCGATCAAAAGCTCGCGGTCAATGGTCTGACCTTCGGGCGTCGCAAAAGTTAAATCTGCCATTATACATTCACCTCGTAAATCAGTTTTAGCGGGACCATGTAGTCCTCGTATTGGTCGCTTGTCGCGCCGAGATACGATGCAAACGCAGACGTCTCAACGCGGAGGGCGCGCCTGCCCTCTCCAATGTCCGGTCGCTGCATCTGCGCCCAGTCCGCAAATTTGTTTAAAACCTCAACCGCCTTCAAGCGCGTATCGTCGCTCTTGCCGGGTGGCGCAATCTGGTAGTGGATTTCAAACGAATACTCCGCCTGATATCCACCGCAGATATACTTCTTGGTGATAACGGCCCCTTGAACGGAGGAAAGCGCCATGCCTACCGTTTTCGCCGCGAAATACTCGTATTTGATCAGATCCACATTCTCCGGAATACCGGGGAAACGGTTTGCCCAAATCAGCATCAGGCGGTCAAGGTCTGCCTTTTCGCTGCTGGATGCCAGCATTACAGGTTTTTCTTTAGAGATCACGCTTCACCGCCTTTTCTGCTACACGCATCCACTTCTCCATGTTCTGTGCCTTGGATGCTTCAAACCAATGGGAGCAGGTCCCGGCTCTGTGGAAAATCAAATTCTTTTCCGGCACCGCCGGAACCTTCGTAACTCCTTTCCGCGCATAAGCGCTTCCGGTCAGCGGGTCAACGTACAGTTTGCCGTAGTACAGATATCTGGCATACGGCCCTGGATAAACAACCGTGTTTCCCGTTACCTTTGTACGCGTCCTAAGAGAGCCTGTGAGCATAGGCACAAACGGAGCGGTATCTTTTGCGACCTGCAACGCCAGAACGTGTTCTGCGCGATCACAGCCCCTGGAAATGGCCTCTTTTACAGCGTCCATGCCGTCCGTCTGAACGGAGAATTTCAACGCCATATCACACGCCTCCGACCTGCCAGTGCTGCATATCAACGCTGCCAAAGTCCTTTTCGTCAACCTTGGTCACGGTGTAGCAGTTGTCCTGAGCCAGCGCCACAGTTTCATTGTCTGTCACAAACTCGCCTTTGATGAAAAACGTTGTCCCGCCGTTGCCTTTGACAGAAAGCGTCCACAGGTCGGTTTTGTCCTCTGCAGCGTAAAACCGCTGCGGACCGGCATAGGTTTTTGCCTTGCCAGTAAAGCCGTCCACCGCTTCCACGCCGAATGGAATGTAGAGATCAACCGCATCCGCTCCCTCAAGCCCGCTCTCGCGCACGTTAACCGCCTTAGACGCTTGCAGCATCACGCCACGAAGTACGGTCACATACAGCTTTTGCGTTTCCTGAAACGTCTCCTTGTCGGTTTCTTTGACCGGATTGTAGATCGTTACAGTGTGGGGAACGTACATAATCCGCACCCCCTCCCTCGGTACAGCAAGCCAGTGTGGGCAAGATACTCCATGCAGGTCTCTGCGAGCAGCTTTCTTGCCCCATCCGTAGCGTTCAGCGCAGAAACGGCAGATTCGCCGCCGGTCGCCAGTGTGCGGGAATAACCGCCCACCGTCTCGCTTTTGACTTCTGCGTCATTAGCGGAAGCAGTCGCCAGGTTCTTCATTGCAAGCGCCTGCGCGGCTTCGATAACTGCGTACTTGTCAACCAGCGCACAGCAGCACATCTTTACCGCATCCAGATCCGCGTTGTCCTTGGCTCGGTTCTGCGTGAAATAATCGAGGAAAAAGCTGGCCCGGACAGCCAGACGCGGAAAATCCCCACTGCTTACAGTGCCCATATAGACACCGGAGTAGTATGCGTAATCAGCGTATGTCAATTAGGTCAGCTCCCTTCCAATACTGCGATTATGTCAGCCTTGCGCATTGAACTGCTGACCCCGTCCACCCCGTTTTCCCCGGCATAATCAAGCAATTGAGCTTTTGTCATGTCGGAGAAAGCAGGGGTTTCAGGGTCAGGCTCACTCAGCAGTTCGGTTAGCCCCCCACTGCCGGAGTGATGGTGCCGACAACCACGCCATCAATGCGCTCGGCGAACAGCACCATGCCGTTGATAACGGTATCGGATGCGGTCATGTTGGTGTAATCGGGTTCCTCGTGGATGCCGATATAACCGGTGGCGTCGGTGGTGAAGTTGAACACCTCGCCCAGATCAGCGCCGTTCACAGGGATGTAGTACAGGACGATGTTGTCCTTGGCAGTGGCGTAAATCTTGCCCTTGGGGACGCTGGAGTTCAAGATTACAGTGCCCAGACCGAGGAAGTTCTCAACATAGGTCATGCCGAAAGCGGTCTGCAGGGTGATGTTGGCAGTTGCGAGATAGTCCGCAACGTCCAGCGGGTTCATGAAATACACTGCGCCGATTTCGTCATCCTCGAACAGCACCTGCAGCTGGCCCCATGCCTGAGCCAAGGTCGCTTGGAAGGTCGCACCGCTGGCCGTACCCGTACCGGTTGCGAGGAAGTCGAAGAAGTCCTTGCGGATGCCCTTCTGCACATCCTTTAGCATTTCATCGGTGGTCATTTCAACCGCCTGATCGTAGCCGCGATCGGTGATTGCTTCGGCAGAGGTGGCCTTGCGCCACTTCTTCAAGGTGATCTCCTTGTAGTTCACAGCCTCGGTCTTGTACTTGCTCAGGGGGATGGTCTCGCCCTCAGCCACAGCGCCGTCTTCCAAAGTGCCGGTAGCCTTGTAGCTCTTGAGCACAGTACCGGCCTGCTTGGCGATCTTACGAGTAACGCCCAGAG